TGCCGAAGCCGTTTGCAGGGTAACAAAAGATTCTGTTGCATCACCTGCAGGCAGGTTGCTTGAACTGCGCCCGTGGCAACGCGAGTTACTCAAACACATTCTTGCCCGCCGTGAGGATGGCAGATTCACGCATCGCACCGCCCTGGTGGGTATGTCAAGAAAGAACGGCAAGAGCGCATTGGCAGCATCAATGGGCTTGGCTGGTTTGACACTTGGCGGCAACGGTTCAGAGATTTATTCCTGCGCGGCAGATCGTGACCAGGCACGCATTGTGTTTGGAACTGCCAAGCGGATGATTGAAATGGACTCAGAACTATCCTCAATGTTTACGCTATACCGCGATGCCATTGAGTTCAAAGATAAGGGCAGCGTTTACCGCGTACTTTCTGCAGAGGCTTATTCTAAAGAAGGCCTTAACCCTTCACCGCTTGTAATCTTTGATGAGGTTCACGCCCAACCTAGTTGGGAATTGTGGAATGTGCTTAGCCTTGCAGGTGGTGCGCGTGCCGATTCACTTCTCTTGGGCATCACAACTGCAGGTGTTAAGACACAAAGCAACGGCCAAGATTCTCTTTGTTATTCTCTTTACCAATACGGCCAACAGATTGTTAAGGGTGAAAAGAAGGATTCAACATTTTTCTTTTCGTGGTGGGAGCCAACACAACCTGAAGCCGATCACCGTGACGAATCAAATTGGCTTGAGGCAAATCCTGGTTATGATGATTTGCTAGACAAGCAAGAGATGCAGAGCGCGGTTTTACGCACACCTGAAGCTGAGTTTCGTACCAAACGCCTGAACTGTTTTGTCAGTACCTCAGTGGCGTGGTTGCCAACAGGTGCTTGGGAAGCACTTGCAGACAAAGATAGATTTCCTGAACCTGGCGAAGATGTAATTCTTGCCTTTGATGGTGCTTTTTCTAATGACTCAACTGCACTTGTGATGTGGTTATTGGGTGGCGAAAAGCCTCACCTGATGGTTGTTGGATTATGGGAACGCCCCGATGATGCTGAACAGGGCTGGCACATTCCAGTTGCTGAAGTAGAACAAACAATTGTCAGCACATTTAGGGATGAAAGATTTAATGTTAAAGAAATCGTATTTGACCCAGCCCGCTGGCAACGAACTTTTATGGTTCTTGATGAAGAAGGCTTGCCTGTTGTTAGTTACCCCAACAGTGCTGCAAATATGGTACCCGCAACACAAAAGTTCTACGAAGCCGTTGTGAATGAATCATTTACTCACGATGGAGATGAACGCCTTGCACGCCATGTTGCAAACTGCGTAACAAAACAATCTAGCCGTGGTGTTATGGTTGCCAAAGCAAGTAGCAGGCGTAAGGTGGATGCCGCCGTTGCTTCAATCTTTGGTTATGATCGAGCTACACAACCAGCCGAACCACCAGCGCCAGTTGCAAGATTCTTTTCAATTCAGGTATAGGGAGCATGATGAAGAAGATTGATCTATCAGTTGCAGTTGAAGTTGTGGGCGTAACGCTTGCAACAACTGGCCTTGCAATGATTTCAGTGCCATTAGCTTTAATTGTCGCAGGTGTTTTTCTAGTATGGATTACAGAGAAGGCTAACTAATGAGTTTATCAAAGCGTTTGGCGGGGTCAGGTTCTAAGCGATCTGCCAACAATCAATATGTCGAGCCGTTGATTCCAGGCCGTCCACAATTCCAATCTCTTGCTGGCGTAACTGTAGATTCAGAAACTGCTATCCGTATGTCAACAGTTTATTCCTGCGTTCGCTTATTATCAGACACAGTTTCATCTTTGCCAGTCGGTGCTTATGTGCGCCGTGGCCGTGAGCGCCTTTCTTACACAACTGTCTATGGCGATCAACCAGCGTGGGTAGCACGACCAAACCCTGAAACAACACGCCTTGAGTTTTATGAGCAGATTGTTACTTCATTCAAACTTGAAGGCAACGCTTACATCTTGACAATGCGCGATGATATGGGCGATGTTCAAGAACTGTATGTGCTTGACCCAGTTGGAGTGCGCATTGAACGCCCAAGAGTAGGCGAGCCTTTAATTTATTATGTGAAGGTCAGAGACACACAAGGCGTGTATGAAGAACGCCTTACCGATAAAGAACTTTTACACATCCCTGATTTCCGCTTACCAGGTCAGCGCTACGGCCTTTCACCAATCGCCGCCTGCCGCACCACACTTGGCGCGGCAATGGCAGCCGATGTTTACGCCGCCTCATACTTTGGCAACGCTGCTAACCCTGGCGGTGTGATTGAAGTACCAGGTGAGTTAACTGAAGAACAGGCATCAGATATTGGCCGCGATTGGAACCTCACCCACACTGGCCCTTACCGCGCTGGCAAGATCGGTATTCTTTCAGGCGGTGCAGCCTTCAAACCGCTAACAATCAACGCACAAGATGCGCAGTTGTTAGATACTCGCCGCTTTAGTGTGGAAGAAATTGCTAGAATTTACCGCATCCCATTGGCACTTCTTGGCCATCCAGTAGCGGGTGCAATGTCATTTGCATCAGTTGAAGCACAAAACCTTTCATTCGTTCAGTATTCATTGCGCCCAATCTTGGAGCGAATTGAACAATCACTATCAACATTGCTACCTGAACCTGATGGATTCATTCGCTTTAACCTTGATGCACTGCTACGCGGTACAACAAATGAGCGTTACGATGCTTACACAAAGGGATTGCGTGAAGGATTCCTTTCACTCAACGATGTTCACGCTTACGAAGATATGGCACCAATTGAGGCTGGCGATCAGTACCGTGTGCCACTACAAAACATTGATGCTGAAGATGCTAAGGATGTTGGCCTGAAGCTACGCACCGAAATTGCTGCAGCATTGATTCAAGTTGGCTTTGACCCAGCAGCGGTAACACAGGCAGTTGGCTTACCTGACATGAAGCACACTGGTTTGCCTTCAAGTCAGTTGCAACAGATTTCAACGATTGACCCAGCCGACCCAGCATCAGTTTATGAGGTTGGGTAATGCCGTTTTCTGCACCTGAATACATGCAAGCAAATGCAGCAAGAGGCTTGAAATATCTTAATGAAGGTTTTGGGGGAGATGGATTAACTGAAGGCACAAAGCGTGAAGCACGCGAGATGGCTGCGGGAAATATATCTGACAACAAAGTTCGCAAAATGGCACCGTGGTTTGCCCGTCATAAGGTAGATGGACAAGCCCCAAAAAATAGCAATCCATCAGATGCCCAATACCCAGGCGCAGGTTTAGTTGCCTGGTTGTTATGGGGCGGAGATTCCAACTTCAGTGATAGAGCGCAAAACTGGGCGCAGAGCAAGATTGATGCACTAGATGCTGAAGCCGACTCAAGGAGCAAAATGAAAAAGATTGAACGCCGTACATTTACAGTGCGCGATGTTGAAGCAAGACAGGCCGATGATGGCACAATGACACTTCGCGGATACGCTGCAGTGTTTAATGAGGCCAGCGTTCCCCTACCATTCATTGAAACAATCGCCCCCGGCGCGTTTCGTAAGACACTCAGCGAAACACCTGATGTGCGCTTGCTTATCAACCATGAAGGTTTGCCACTAGCTCGCACAAAGAATGGCACCCTGACACTTACTGAAGATGATCGTGGCTTGTTTATGGATGCAGTCATTGCAGATACAAATGAAGGGCGTGACCTTTACAAGTTAGTTGAGCGCGGAGATGTTGACCAAATGAGTTTTGCTTTTCGTGTGATTCGTCAAAAATACAATGATGATCGTTCTCAGCGCACACTTACTGAAGTTTCACTAGCAGATGGAGATGTTTCAGTGGTTACTTACCCTGCCTACCCGCAAACTAGCGTTGAGGCGCGTGAACAAATGCGAGCAGCATTAAAGGCAATGAAGGAAGGGCGCGACATAAGCCCCGAAGCAATGAGCGCACTCAAGATGATTTTTTCTGATTTGTCAGAGGGTCACGAATACATAATGAGATCGCTAGAAATGATGAGCGAGTTTATGTTAACAGAGGATTCAACATACAAAGATGATGAAGAAGAAATGAACAACCGCGCAGTAGATGTTGTTGGGGATTATGTTTCTTGGGATTCATCAGGTGGAACTGCTCGCGGGCGTATTGAGCGAGTTGTACGCGAAGGCACATTGCAGGTTCCTGATACAGATTTCACAATCAATGCTGAAGAAGATGACCCAGCCGTTTTGATTCGCCTTTACCGCGAGTTGCGTGATGGATATGTTGCAACAGATACTCTTGTTGGTCATAAGGCATCAACCCTTACATCTATTGAAACATTGACTGAACCAACCCCTGAAGAAGCATCCCGCAAGATTTCATTGCGCCTTGCTCAAGCAATTATCAACAACACAAAATAAGTTTCTGCTGCACAAGTAGCAGATCGAAGTCGGAGCAAATCCCACACCTTCGGGCCGTGGAGAGCATTGCCACCACCTCAAACAATTACAACACTCATTGGAGAATAATGTCAAAGTCATACCTTGATGTAGCTCTTGAGCGCCGTGATGCAGTTAAGGCAGAAATGGATGCAGTTCTTGAGGCAGTAGCCGCAGAATCACGCACCGACCTTACTGCAGAGGAAACCGAAAAGGTTGATGCTCTCGTTACAGAGTCACGCGCACTAGATGCAAAGATCGAAAAGTTCGCAACACAGGCAGCAGCAGATGTAAAGGTTGCAGAAATGCGCTCATCAGTTGCAGCAGTAATCACACCACGCGTTGGTGGCACATCAATCACACGCGAAGCACGCACATACACACCTGAAGCAACTGTTTCATTCGTAAAGGATGTTTTCAATGCTCAGGTTCGTGGTGACTACTCAGCACAAGAGCGCCTTGCTCGCCACACAAAGGAAGAATCAATCGAGCGCCGCGATGTTGATACATCAAACTTTGCTGGATTAGTTGTTCCACAATACTTAGTTGAACTCGCTGCACCATTTGCACGCGCAGGCCGACCAACTGCAGATTTTGCAACTTCAAAGCACACACTACCGCCCGCTGGAATGTCGCTAGAAATTAGCCGCATGACAACAGGCACATCAACTGCAATTCAGGAAACTCAGAACACTGCAGTATCAGAAACTGATGCTGACGATACACTTTTGAGCATCCCAGTTCGCACAATCGCAGGTCAGCAAGACCTATCACGCCAAGCAATTGAGCGCGGAACAGGCATTGACACATTTGTTGTTGCTGACCTAATCCGTTCATGGCACACAACACTT